GAAACTGCTTACACTAAAGGATTAGATTTATTAGGTTTTAAATTTGAAGAGCGTACCAGACCATTTAGAGGTGCTTCTGCTGTAACACACCCTGTACTTTCTGAAGCAGCCGTTCAGTTTCAATCACAAGCTTATAAAGAATTACTTCCTGCTAATGGTCCTGTAAAAACAGCAATCATTGGTGAGTCCAATGAAGAATTAGAAAAACAAGCTCAACGTGTCAAAGAGTATATGAATTATCAAATTACTTATGTCATGAAGGATTATGAAACAGAAACTGATCAAATGTTATTTTACTTACCTTTAGCAGGATCTGCTTTTAGAAAAGTTTTTTATGATTCTAGTGAAGAAAAAGCTCGATCACAATTTGTTCCTGCAGAAGATTTAGTTGTGCCTTATGGTGCAAGTTACTTAGATGATGCTGAAAGAGTTACTCACATCATTAAAATGAATGAAATAGAATTAAAGAAAAAACAAATTTTTGGAATGTATCGTGATGTTGATGTTAGACCATTTAATGAATCTGATAAAGTTCAAGACAAATATGATCAACTGGAAGGTGTAAGATCAAAAGGCTACACAGCCGACATGTATACTCTTTATGAGAGTCATTGTTATTTAGATTTACCGGGTTATGAAGATGATGATGGACAAAAACTTCCATACATTGTGACAATTGATGAAAGCAGTAATAAGATTTTATCTATTTATAGAAACTACGAAGATGGTGATCCATTAAGAAAAAAGAAAGCTTATTTTGTTCATTACAAATTTTTACCAGGATTAGGTTTCTATGGTTTTGGTTTAATCCACATGATTGGTGGCTTATCTAAAACAGCAACTTTAGCCTTGCGTCAGTTACTTGATGCGGGAACCTTGAGTAATTTACCAGCAGGTTTTAAAGCAAGAGGCATACGTATTCGTGATGATGATCAACCTCTACAACCAGGTGAATTTAGAGATGTAGATGCACCAAGTGGCTCGATTCAAGGAGCTTTAATGAATCTTCCTTACAAAGGACCTGATCAAACTTTATTTTCTCTTTTAGGTTTCTGTGTGGATGCAGCTAAAAGATTTGTATCGGTAGCTGATTCCAAGATTGGTGATGCTCAAATTAATCAAAACGCTCCTGTTGGAACAACTGTAGCATTAATGGAACGTGGCACAATGGTCATGAGCTCTATCCATAAAAGATTACACAACGCTCAAAAACAAGAATTTAGTTTACTAGCAAAAACTTTTCAAATCTACCTGCCTCCTGTTTATCCCTACAGTGTAGGCAATGTAAATCCAGCTATCAAACAACAAGATTTTGATGATCGTATTGACATTATGCCTGTCAGTGATCCAAGTATGTTTTCAATGTCTCAACGTATTGCCATGGCACAAACTCAATTACAAATGGCACAAACAGCTCCTGAATTACATAATTTAAGGGAAGCTTATAAAAGAATGTATATAGCTTTAAGAGTTTCGAACATTGAACAACTTTTACCTGAACCACCCCAACCGCAGCCAATGGACCCAGGAATGGAAAATGGTAATGCCATGAGAAATTTACCTTTACAAGTTTTTCCTGGTCAAGATCACATGGCACATGTAAAGGCTCATCAAATATTTATGAGTTCTAATTTAGTAAAAAATAACATGGCAGTCTTGATGGTTTTACAGGCACATATATCAGATCACATTTCAGCAATGGCCAATGAAGAAATTCAACAAGCAACGCAACAAAAAATTATGGAAGCACAGCAACAAGGTATTCAAATGGATCCACAAGAAATGCAAATGATTCAGGTAGAATCACAAAAAGCAATTGCAAATAGAATTGTAGAACTAACTCAACAGTTAGTCGAGGAGGAAAAACAAATGATGCCTGATGCAGGTAAAGATCCTTTAATAAATCTGAAAGAGGAAGAGTTAAATATTAAAAAAGCTGATTTAATTAGAAGAACACAAGATGATCAAAATGATTCTACTATGGAAATTGCACGTTTAGCTCAAAAAGATGAAATTGATAAGGAAAGAATAGACGTGTCAAGAGAGAGAAACGCTATTAACATAGCAAAAAACATGCTAGACTCTTAGTATGTCAATTAAGATACCAAAATTAGATACAAAAATTAAAAAAACGAGTAACACAAGTACGTCTACAAAACGTTACAAAGCACCCACACGTTCACAATTGTTAAAAAAGTATGCCAATTTAAAAAAAAGAGGGAGAGGAACAGGTTTAGATAAAAATTTACAAGCAACTTTAGTTAAAAACGTCTTACAAAATACAAAAAAAGCTTAAAATGGATAAAAAACAGAAAAAAGTTAAAAAAGTGATGAAAGAGTTCAAAAATAAAAAGTTGAATATGGGAAAATCAAATAAAAAAGTTAAAAATCGTAAACAAGCTATTGCTATAGCCTTATCTCAGGCAGGAATTTCAGCTAAATAGTAATGTCAGACATTAAATTGAAAAAATTTATGGATGATTTATCAGACTATGTAAATAGACCTTCCATCACAGAAGAAGAACGTATCATAATGGCAACTGCCATGCTTTACACAACAAGAATTATTTATGAAGAAAGTTATGGTTCTGAAATAGCTATTAATTTAATTGACACCATAGGTGGTGGCAAGGTAGACTATGAGAAACCTACAAGACATTAAGAGGTATTTTAAAATGAAAGAAAAAAGTATAGACAAAGGCCAATATCAAATGACGGATAAGGCAAAAGTGCCTTTTAAGTTAGCACCTACTGATCCTGCTAAGTCAAAGACTCAGGGACAGTATGCTGTACAGGTTAAGAAAGTTCCTTTCAAGGGGGTATTCTAATGAAAAAATGGTTAATGGATCTTTGGGAAAAAAACCCAAAGAAAAAATGGCTACTAATCGGTTTAGTTATCGGTTGGGTAGCAGCTCAATACATCTAATAAATGTTATCAAAATTATTAGGCGGATCTTTAGTAGACACTGTCGGTAAAGTTATTGACAGTGTCCACACTTCAGAAGAAGAAAAAGGTCAAATAAAAATAAAACTTCAACAATTAGAAAACGAGATTAACTCCAAACAAATGGATATTAATTTAGCTGATGCTAAGTCTACTGCTACAGGTTTTGGTGGTATGATGCAGCGGTCGTGGAGACCCCTCATCGGGATGTCCTGTGCGTTAGCAATATTGTGGGAGTTCGTATTAAAACAATTCATCGTTTTTATTTTAGCTGCTTTCAGCATTCAACATAACCCTCTTCCAGAGCTTGACATGTCGACTTTATTTCCGCTCGTCACAGCTTTACTCGGAATGTCTGGGCTCCGCTCATGGGAAAAAAGTAAAAAAATTACGAAATGACCAAATGCATAAAATGTGGTTGTATATGTCATTGCGGTTCAACTTGCATGTGTGAATGCTTTATTTGTAAACATGAAGAAACAAACAACAGGTAGTGCTATTGAACATGTAGTCAAAAAGACTACAATAGGAAATGGTCGTGTAAGCACATCTACGATGAATAAACATAAACGAAGAAGTTTTAAAAAATACAGAGGGCAAGGTAAACGCAGATGACAAAAAATAAATCTACAGTAAACAAGGCAGGTAACTACACCAAACCTACAATGAGAAAGAGATTGTTTAGTAGAATTAAAGCAGGATCAAAAGGTGGAAAGCCTGGACAATGGAGTGCAAGAAAAGCACAATTATTAGCCTCTGAGTATAAGAAAAAAGGTGGCGGTTATAAAAACTAATGCCTTTAAAAAAATCACAACAAAGTTTAAAAAATTGGGGAAATCAGAAATGGCGTACATCTTCTGGTAAACCATCTAAAGGAAAAAGAAGGTATCTTCCTGATTCAGCTTGGAAGTCACTTTCTAAAGGAGAAAAAGCTGCAACAAACAGAGCGAAAGCAAAAGGTAACAAGAAAGGAAAACAATTTGTTAAACAACCTAAAAATATTGCTAAGAAAACTGCTAGGTTTAGATAAACCTGAACAAGACGAACACGAAAATAAAAAGAATTGGGGAATATAATGATTACAATTACAAATTCAATGCGGGATAGAATTAGAACTCATGAGGGATGTGTTTTAGAACCCTATGAGGATAGTTTGGGAAAATTAACTGTGGGTATTGGACATTTAGTAAAAGCTCATGAAAGAAAAAGGTATGAAAAGGGAGTAACTATTACACAACAAGAAGCGGATGAGCTATTTGACATTGATTTAAATAGAGCTGCTGCTGGTGCGGATGAACTAATCATAAAGAAAATAGGTAATCATGATGATTTACCACAATCTGTGCAAGAGGTCTTAGTAGAAATGGTTTTTCAATTAGGACAAACAGGAGTCAAACAGTTTCGCAACATGTGGGCTAGTTTAAAAGATAAAGATGGGGAAATGGCAGCTATGCATATGAAGGATTCAAAATGGCATAAGCAAACAAAAAATAGATGTGAAGCACTTGCAAAAATTGTTGCTACGGCACAATGGACATAATTAAGTTAACCGATCATCTTAAAAAAATCTTGAAAGTTAGGCAAAATGACATTAGTTTGTATTTAACTTCAGGAGTTAAAGATTGGGAAGAATATAAACTCATGATAGGTAAATATCATGCATACAACGAAATACTCAGTGAAGTAAATTCGTTGCTTAAAAGAATGGAGCACGACGATGAAGGATTCGATAATTGAGAAACTTCCTAAGCCAACAGGGTGGAGAATTTTAGTTCTACCTTACAAAAGAAAAGAGAAAACAAAAGGTGGTATAATTCTTACTGACAAATCCCTTGAAGAATCACAGGTAGCTAGTAGCATTGGATTAGTCTTAAAAGTTGGACCTGACGCATATAAAGACAAAGAAAGATTTCCAGATGGACCTTGGTGCAAAGAGAAAGATTTTGTTGTTTTTGGTAAGTATGCAGGATCTAGAATTAAGATTGAAGAGGGTGAAGTAAGGTTAATGAATGATGATGAAATCTTAGCAGTGGTAAATGACCCTGAAGATTTCCTAAACATGTAAGGAGGCTGACATGCAAGAAGATAAAAATGTGCCAATAAATACATCAGAAGAAAGTGTAGAGATTACTCTAGACGAAAATAATAAATCAATTGAACAAACAGAACCTGATAAAGAAGAAATTCAAGTTGCAGAAATTGATGTTGAAAAACCAAAAGTTGAAGATGAAACGGAACAATATTCTACAAAAGTAAAAGCTAGAATAGATAAACTTACAAAAAGACTAAGAGAGGCTGAAAGAAGAGAAGAATCCGCATTATCTTACGCTCAAGGTATTCAAAAAGAAGCTCAGGATATAAAAGAAAAATATGAAACATTAGATAAAAATTATATTGATGAGTTTGGATCTAGAGTAGAAAATCAAATTGATTTAGCAAAAAACAAATTAAAAAATGCTATTGCTCAAAGAGATGTTGAATCTCAAATAGAAGCTAATCAAGAAATTGCTCGTTTGACTATAGATTCAGAAAGAATCAAATATTCAAAGCAAATACAAGAGCAAAAAGAAACAAAAGAGGCTTCAAAAAACAATAATCAACAACAAACAAACAATACAACTTATCAACCTACCTCAAAAGCTGATCCAAAAGCAGTTGAATGGGCTGAAAAAAATGATTGGTTTGGAGAAGATGAGGTTATGACCGAAGCAGCAAAAGCAATTCACAAAAGTCTTGTACTTCAAGAAAAGATTGATCCTTCTACTGATTTGTACTATGATCAATTGAATAAAAGAATTCGTGAATACTTCCCACAAAAATTTAATGATGGGGGAAGTCCAGAAGCAACAAAAGTCGCTCAACCTGTTGCCTCTGCTACACGCAGTACAAAAACATCTGGGCGTAGGACAGTCAAGTTGTCTGCCTCTCAAGCTGCAATGGC